TTACGCATCGCTGCACTCCATTAAAATATCGGTAAAATCGCTGGGGAAATCGCCACGGCCAAGTAAGGGAGCGGCAATTTCCCGAAAGCCGGTGGAATTAAATACTTGGCACATGTCTTGTTCTACGAGTTTCCACGTTTCATCATCAATCAAATTTCCGCGCCGATAAATGTACTGTTCTGAGAAAAAACTCAGCGTCTTTTGAACAAAAACAGTGTCTTCTAGCTTGGAAGGCTCTAGACTGAACAGCCTCTGAGCTAAATTGGGGTTTGCCGCGAGAGAATCGTAAAGGTTTCTACCATGGGCGAGCGACGTGCCTATCACTTGGGCCTGAACTGCTTGCCGGGTCAGGTAGAATTGCCAAGCGCTAACGATGACAGAGAAAATCAGTACAATTGCAGAGAGTATCGAAACAATTGAAGCGATTGAGGCAATCTCATCTTTATGTTTTTTGATTAAATACAAATTGAAACCTATTGCTTAGCCGCTTTGCAGCGGCGCACCAAATCTCATTTATTTTATAGATTGAATATTTCTATATTATAAAATTTAGTTGATTCGCACAACCTAAAATGGAAGTTTGGCATCCCATGATGCTTCAGGCACTGGACAAGATACTACTGCCACTATCTATTCTGGCAAAAATCTTGTTAAAAAATCTAGCAGATTTTGAACGTATTTGTCTCACCTAATTCTTTGCGGACGTTGGTGCAAAAACGCAGCATTTGGCACAATGGATTGGGAACAGCCATTAGCTGCGGCCCATTCCAAGGTCAGCTTTTCCCGTTCCATGGCACGGCCATCAACCACATCCCCCGCACGGTAATCGCTTGGTAATGCCCGCGTTCGCTGCGTCGTGCTGGGACGTTGACGTGTTTGCTGCTGTTCGCGTAAATTGAAGGTACGCTAGAAAATCAGCTCCAAAGTTACCTTTCGCAGTTCGGACGCTGTGTGTGGGTTGGTTTCTCGACTGTACGGAAGTTTCCGACAGGTATCAGCAGCATGATAGAAAACGACGACGGCCTTAGCCGTGAAGACGCAGCGCGGCTGCGCATTTCCCAGATTTCGACCCTATTTGTCGAGATGCGCACATTGTTGGCAAAGTGGCTGCATGACGCAGGCCCCGCCGCTGACGCGACCAACAAGCAAATGATGAACAAAATCAATGAACTGCAGGGTGCGCACATGATGGTGTTGCGCGCAGAAGAGGCATTCCATGACAAATTCGATACAGACGAAATCGCAGATGGCATCGACTACGACGCCGCACGGGATGACATCGGGCGCGAGTTGGATCGCCTCAGGGCCGCATTTACAGCAGGCGCAGTTTTTGAACGGTCTCACGACCGCACAGATTGAGGCCCTGCCGTATTTGTTTGATTTCTGGGCCTTGCCACATCAGCGCCCGCCTGCGGGTGATTGGCGGACGTGGGTGATTATGGGCGGTCGCGGTGCGGGTAAGACCCGTGCGGGCGCGGAATGGGTCCGCTCTCTTGCAGAGGGGCCGACCCCAAATGCAAAAGGGCGCGCGCGCCGTATTGCGATTGTCGGTGAGACCGTGGATCAGACCCGCGAGGTGATGATCTACGGCGAAAGCGGTATTCTGGCGGTATCCCCGCCGGATCGCCGCCCCAAGTGGATTGCGGGTCGCAAGATGCTGGAGTGGCCGAACGGCGCTACGGCGCATGTGTTTTCTGCTCATGATCCTGACGCGCTGCGCGGTCCGCAGTTTGATGCTTTGTGGGCAGATGAAGTCGCTAAGTGGAAGTCCGGCGAGGATGCGTGGGATATGCTGCAATTTGCGTTGCGGCTGGGGGATAATCCGCAGGCTTGTGTCACGACAACGCCGCGCAATGCGCCTGTGCTTAAGGCATTGCTGGCCCGCGACAGTACCGTGACGACCCATGCGCCAACATCGGCGAATGCGATGAACCTTGCGGCTGGCTTTATGGAAGAAGTCACGGCGCGGTATGGTGGCACCCGCTTGGGCCGTCAGGAGTTGGAGGGCGTTATGCTGGGCGATGCTGAGGGGGCGTTATGGTCAAGTGATGCGCTTGCTGCGGCCGAGGTCCGCGAGGTGCCGCAGTTGGACCGGATTGTCGTGGCCGTTGATCCACCTGTGTCGCATCACGGAAAATCCGATGCTTGCGGGATTGTCGTGGCGGGGGCTGTGACCAGCGGTCCGCCGCATACGTGGCGGGCTTATGTCTTGGCCGATCTGACCGCCCACACGGATTCGCCGACGGAATGGGCAAAGGTGGCGATTGCGGCGATGGACCGTTTTGGTGCTGACCGGATGGTCGCGGAAGTTAATCAGGGGGGCGATATGGTCGAGAGCGTCGTGCGCCAGATTGATCCGATGGTCCCCTATAAGGCGGTGCGTGCGTCCAAGGGCAAGGCGGTGCGGGCCGAACCTGTGGCCGCATTATACGAGCAGGGGCGTGTGAAACACCTGCGCGGATTGGGTGAATTAGAGGATCAGATGTGTCTGATGACCAGCAATGGTTTCACCGGATCGGGGTCGCCTGACCGTGTGGATGCACTGGTGTGGGCGCTGAAGGATTTGATCCTTGATCCGGCTTATGCGTGGCGGTCGCCGCGGATGCGTACGCTTTACTAAAAGAATGCGCAGGGCGTTGCATCGCCCTGCGCACGGGGCGTTTCAGACTCGTCAAGACCTATCAGGGATAAGTGTTTCATCGCAGCGACAGACAAAGGTCTTTCGCCGCCACTTGAAGGAGACTTGCATGTTTGAATTTCTCAACCGGTCTGCGGGCAGCAAAGAGGGCGCGGCACAGGTCGTTCCCGCTGCAAAGGCGTCAGCCACCGGACCTGTGGTTGCGATGCAATCGTCGGGCCGCGTGGCGTGGTCGCCGCGTGATACGGTGTCACTGACGCGCAACGGGTTCAACGCCAACCCGATCGGGTTTCGCGCTGTTAAGATTATCTCGGAAGCCGCTGCCGCGTTGCCGTTGGTCGTCCAAGACCGCTTGCGCCGTTATGATGTGCATCCGGTGCAGGAATTGCTGGCCCGTCCAAATATGGCGCAGGGCCGTGCGGAATTGTTCGAGGCGCTGTTTGCGCAGGTTTTGCTAACGGGGAACGGCTATCTTGAAGCAGTGGCTGACGACGGATTGCCTGCAGAGATGCATGTGCTGCGCTCTGACCGGATGAGCTTGATCCCCGGTAAGAATGGCTGGCCAGTTGCCTACGAGTATAATCTGGGTGGTCGTAAGGTGCGGTTTCCGGTGACAGAGGGTCTGAGCACCGTTTGTCATATCAAGAGTTTCCACCCGCAAGACGACCACTACGGGTTCTCTGCGATGCAGGCGGCGGCCAATGCCGTGGATGTGCATAATGCCGCGTCGCGCTGGTCGAAGGCGCTGTTGGACAATGCCGCACGGCCATCGGGTGCGATTATCTACAACGGCGGTGAGGGGCAGTCGCAACTGACCCATGACCAATACACGCGGCTCGTGGACGAGATGGAAAGCCAGCATCAAGGGGCCAAGAACGCAGGGCGTCCGATGTTGCTGGAAGGGGGCTTGGATTGGAAACCAATGGGGTTCTCGCCCTCGGATATGGAGTTCCAGAAGACTAAGGAAGCCGCCGCGCGTGAGATTGCGATTGCTTACGGTGTGCCGCCGATGTTGCTTGGCATTCCAGGGGACGCGACCTACGCGAATTATCAGGAAGCGAACCGTGCGTTTTACCGCCTGACGGTGTTGCCGCTGGCCACCCGTGTCACCAGCGCGATTGCTGATTGGCTGTCGGATTTCACGGGCGAGCGATTGGATGTGCGCCCTGATCTGGACCAAATCCCTGCGCTGTCTGCAGAGCGCGATGCGCAGTGGCGGCGCGTGGCGGATGCATCGTTCCTCAGTGCCGCTGAAAAGCGCAACTTGCTGGGATTGCCTGCGCTGGAGGTCAGTGATGACGGGTAAGGTTTTTGATCTTGAGGGGCGGGCCAAAACTGTAGCGCCGCCGCCCGTATCCGATTTCTGGTTTGCCCAGTTGGATGTGCGGCTGGGCCGGATCGAGTTCATGGTGGCACGGTTGGAATGGCAAATCCTGTTGATTGCCTGCGGCGCGTTTGGGCTGCTGGTTCTGGAAATTTTGCAAGCATTACGTGGCTTCTGAGAGGATAGAATATGAATTTGGAACACAAATATTGCCAGCTTGGCACGGATGTGATGGTCAAAAACGGCACCGAGATTTCGGGCTATGCGTCGCTGTTTGGTCTGACCGATCAGGGTGGTGATGTGGTGGATGTGGGCGCGTATCGCCAGTCGCTAGGCGCGTCCAAGGCCAAGGGGTGGTCGATCAAGATGCTTTGGCAGCACGACCCCAGCCAGCCGATTGGCGTTTGGGACGAGGTACGTGAGGATGCAAAGGGTCTGTGGGTGAAGGGCCGTTTGCTGCCTGATGTGGCCCGCGCCCGTGAGGCTGCGGCCCTTTTAGAGGCGGGAGCGATTGATGGTTTGTCGATTGGCTACCGCACTGTGAAATCCACAAAAGACAAAGCTGGCAAACGCCATTTGTCCCAGCTTGAACTGTGGGAAGTGTCGCTGGTGACGTTTCCCATGCTTCCCGATGCGCGGGTGGGGGCCAAGGGCGAAGACCCCGACGCGCCGGACCTGCGTGAATTGGCGGCTGTCCTGACGGACGCCCGCCTGACGATTGCCCACATCTAGGGCGAGCCGCTGATCAACTTTTAAGGAGTGGAACATGACCACAACCGGGACCGCGTCCCGGGCCGGGAAAGGCATGTCAGACGACATGTCTCCGGCCCAAGAGTTACGGGCTGCCTTGGGCGGCTTTGTGGCTGACTTCAAAGATTTCTCCAACGGCGTAAGCGCCAAACTTCAAAAACAGGAAGACCGCATGAACAAGCTAGATCGAAAGACCCTGATGGCTGCACGCCCGTCCTTGGCTGTATCCGCTGAAATGGATGCGCCACATCAAAAGGCGTTTGCCGCCTATCTGCGCTCTGGCGATGATGATGGCTTGCGTGGCTTGGATATGGAGGGCAAGGCGCTGAACACGTCTGTGGCTGCTGATGGTGGCTATTTGGTCGATCCGCAGACGGCTGACACAATCAAGGGCACGTTGAGCGCCACCGCGTCGATCCGTGCGATTGCGCAGGTTGTGACTGTGGATGCCACGTCGTTTGATGTGCTGGTCGATCACACGGATATGGGCGCTGGTTGGGCCACGGAAACCGGTGGCTTGACCGAGACCGCGACGCCGCAGATTGACCGCATCACGATCCCGCTGCACGAGCTGTCAGCTTTGCCAAAGGCGTCGCAGCGTTTGCTGGACGACACGGCGTTTGACATCGAAGGCTGGCTGGCGGGCCGCATTGCCGACAAGTTCGCGCGGTCAGAGGCGAATGCCTTTATCGCGGGTGACGGTGTGGACAAGCCGAAGGGTCTGCTGACCTACCCGACTGTGCACAATGACGTGTGGGCTTGGGGCAATATCGGGTATGTGCCGACGGGTGCTGTAGGTGGTATCAATGACGCTGATCCGATTGTGGACCTCGTTTATGCCGTGGGTGCCCAGTACCGCGCGAATGGCACGTTCGTGATGAATTCCAAGACGGCTGGCACCGTGCGCAAGTTGAAAGACAACGATGGTCGTTTCTTGTGGTCTGATGGTCTGGCCGCCGGAGAGCCTGCGCGTCTGATGGGTTATCCTGTGCTGATCGCCGAAGACATGCCGGACATTGACGACGACGCCTTTGCGATTGCCTTTGGTGACTTTGCGGCAGGCTACACTGTCGCTGAACGCCCTGATCTGCGTGTGCTGCGCGATCCGTTCTCTGCCAAGCCGCATGTGCTGTTCTACGCCACCAAACGCGTCGGCGGGGCCGTGTCGGATTTCGCCGCCATCAAACTGCTGAAGTTCGCGGCCAGCTAACGCTGTTGTCGTGAAACGGGGCGGGTTGTTGTGATCCGTCCCACCCCCCGAATGCACATCTGGCTTGCAGCGTCGTCTAGCTGCTCCCTTCCGTCCGAGCGGCGTTGCGGGTGTGCATTCGGGTTCTCAAAAGGCCGTAACCGCAGGATAAGTCGGAGTATTCCATGATGTTAGTCGAACAGACCCCAGTGCCCGCAGCGGCCCTTCCGGTCGCGCAATTTAAAGACCATATGCGGATGGGATCGGGCTTTGCCGATGATGATTTGCAGGACGGTTTGCTAGAGACCCATTTGCGGGCAGCGATTGCAGCGATTGAGGCGCGGACTGGCAAGATTTTGATTTCACGCGACTTTACGTGGACGTTGACCTGTTGGCGCGATGCGTACCGCCAACCGCTGCCGATTGCGCCCGTGGCTGCGATTACAGAGGTGACGTTGATTGACCGTCTGGGTGTCGAGACTGCCGCGCCTGCGTTGGGTTGGAAGCTGGAAGTGGATGCACACCGTCCGCGTTTGCTGGGCTTGGGCGGCACGCTGGCGACCATCCCGCAGCATGGGTCTGTGCGGATCGGGATGCTGGCGGGTTACGGCGCGGAATGGACGGACCTGCCGACAGATTTGGCCCAAGCGACGTTCCTGCTGGCCGCGCATTTTTACGAATTCCGTCACGCCGGTGCAGGCAGTGACATGCCAATGGGTGTCGCCAGCCTGATCGCGCCGCACCGCAACGTGCGTTTGTTTATGGGAGGTCGGACATGAGTTTACCACGTTTGACACGTCAGATGACTTTGGAAAACCCTGTGCGGGTGGCGGATGATGCGGGTGGCTATGTCACCACTTGGGAGCCGCTGGGCACGTTATTTGCCGATGTGAAAACCGGCACCGGTCGCCAAAGCGGTGATCTGGTTGCCACCCTGTCGAAAAATACACTGCGGGTGATTGTGCGTGCAGCGGCTGTTGGTGCGCCGTCGCGGCCCAAGGCGGGACAACGATTTGTCGAAGGCGAGCGGGCTTTTCGTATTGATGCGGTGACGGCCTATGATCGCGGTGCGCTGTACCTGACCTGCTTTGCGATTGAGGAGGCCGTGGTATGACCTATGCCGTCAGCGGCGCGTTGCAGTCCGCGATATACGAGGCGCTTCAGACCGATCCTGCGTTGACTGCGCTGGTGGGCGATGCGGTGTATGACACTGTGCCAGCAGGTCCGCGTGCGGAGGTTTATGTGTCGCTGGGCGCTGAACAAGTCCGCGACCAGTCCGATGGCACGGGCAACGGTGCGCTGCATGAATTGGTGATCCGCGTAGTGTCCGAGCAATCGGGTTTCGCGCGTGCCAAGCAGGTCGCGGCGGTGGTCAGTGACGTGCTGCACAATGCGGATTTGACCCTGTCCCGTGGCGTGCTGGTGTTTCTGCACTTTTCAAAGGCCCGCGCCCAGCGTGCCCGCACTGGCACTGCCCGCCAAATTGATCTGACGTTCCGCGCCCGCATTTGCGACGGCGCACCCGTAACACCCTAACTGATATAAAGGAGGACACCCGATGGTGGCCCAGAATGGTAAAGACCTATTGGTCAAAATCGACATGACTGGCGATGGATCGTTTGAGACTGTGGCGGGGCTACGTGCCACGCGGATCAGCTTTAACGCGGAAAGCGTGGATGTGACGTCATTGGAAAGTACAGGCGGCTGGCGCGAATTGCTGGGCGGTGCTGGGGTGAAAACCTGCGCGATTTCCGGCTCTGGTGTGTTCAAGGACGCGGATAGCGATGAACGCGCGCGGCAGATCTTCTTTGACGGGGAAACGCCTGATTTTCAGGTGATCATCCCTGATTTTGGTACCGTGCAAGGCGCTTTCCAGATCACGTCCGTGGAATATTCCGGCGCTTATAACGGCGAGGCGACCTATGAGTTGGCCATGGCATCCGCGGGTGCGATTACCTTCACGGCGACGAGCTGATGGCGAACCCTTGGGCTGGTGAAGTGACCATCACGGTGAACGGCATCCCGCATGTCTGCAAGCTGACCCTTGGGGCCTTGGCAGAGCTTGAGGACCGCTTGGGCGAGGACACTTTGGTGGCTTTGGTCCAACGGTTCGAGAGCGGTGCTTTTGCGAGTCGCGATGTGATGGCGTTGATCGTGGCGGGTCTGCGCGGAGGCGGATGGTCCGGGACGTCGGCGGAGTTGCTGACAGCCGACATTGGCGACGGGCCTGTAGATGCCGCAAGGATCGCGGCGCAACTGCTGGCGCGTGCTTTTGGGACTGCGGCATGAAGTTTGACTGGCCTGCGTTGCTCAAGGCTGGGGTGCGCGGTTTGAGCCTGCGTCCCGACCAGTTCTGGCAACTGACCCCCGCAGAGTTCCGGCTGATGCTGGGGATTGATGCGGGATCAGCGCCGATGGGGCGCAGCGCGTTAGATGCGTTGTCCCAAGCGTACCCCGATGAAAAAAGGACATCGACAGATGGATGAATTTGACGAAGACCAGTTTGGTGCGGCGGCAGATGATGCGGCCCGCCTGACGGGGGAAATCCGCGAAATGCGTGCGGCCTTTGCCGATACGTTCAAAGAGGCCACGAACCTGGATCGTGGCTTGTCCAATGGCTTGCGCAATGCCTTCGACGGTTTGGCATTCGACGGGCTGAAGCTAAGTGATGCGCTGGGCATGGTGGCGTCGAACATGATCGACACAGCTTACGCGGCGGCGATCAAGCCTGTGGCCAATGGCATGGGCACGGCGATTGCCGACGGGATCAGTGGACTGGTCGCGGGGGTGATGCCGTTCAAGGATGGTGCGCCGTTTTCGCAAGGTCGCGTGATGCCCTTTGCGCTGGGCGGTGTGGTCAGCGGGGCCACGACGTTCCCGATGCGCGGCGGCACCGGACTGATGGGCGAAGCGGGACCAGAGGCGATCATGCCGCTCGCGCGTGGGTCAGACGGACGGCTGGGCGTGCGCACCCAAGGTGGTGGCGGCGTGAACATCAATATGAATATTTCCACGCCGGATGTGACCGGCTTTGAACGCTCGCAAGGTCAGATTGCCGCGCGTGTGGCGCGCGCAATTGGCCAAGGTCGCCGGAATCAATAGGAGCAGCACAGATGTCATTTCACGAGATCCGCTTTCCCGCGTCGTTATCATTTGGGGCCATTGGTGGCCCAGAGCGACGCACAGAGATTGTTACCCTTGCCAACGGGTTTGAAGAACGCAACACGCCGTGGGCCCATTCGCGTAGGCATTATGATGCGGGGTTGGGTCTGCGGTCTTTGGATGATGTGGCGCTTTTGGTGGCGTTCTTTGAAGCGCGGCAGGGCCAGTTGATCGGGTTCCGGTGGAAAGACTGGGCTGACTACAAATCCTGCAAGTCCTCGGCCAATCCCACCGCCCATGACCAGTTGATCGGGCAGGGTGATGAGGTCACAACCGCGTGGCAGTTGATCAAGGCTTATCCGTCCGGTGACGCCAACTACAACCGCCCCGTGACGAAACCCGTGATGGGATCGGTGCGCGTGGCTGTGGGGGGCGATGAATTACAGGACTGCATTGATTACACCGTGGATACGCAGCGTGGTATTGTGAATTTCGCGGAAGCCCCGCCGATTGGCGCGGAAATCCGTGCGGGATATGAATTTGACGTGCCTGTCCGCTTTGCCTCGGATCGCATCCAGACATCTGTGGCGAATTTCCAAGCAGGCGACGTGCCGAATGTCCCTGTGGTCGAGGTGCGGGTATGAGTAGGCAGCTTTTGCTTGAACACCTCGCCACGGGCCTGACCCATGTGTGCCAATGCTGGGCAATCAAGCGGCGCGACGGCGTTGTGCTTGGCTTTACCGATCACGACCGGACGCTGCGCTTTGACGGTGTGGATTTCGTCGCTGACAGCGGCATGACGGCGCGTGCGCTCAGTAGCACTACGGGCCTGTCGGTGGATAATACCGAAGCTGTCGGCGTGCTGACCGCTGCGACCATCACCGAGACTGATATCGCCGCAGGTCGGTACGATCAGGCCGAAGTGACGGTGTGGCAGGTCCGTTGGGATGATGTGACTGCACGGCAGGTCAATTTCCGTGGCACGATGGGTGAAATCACCCGCAATGGCGGCCAGTTCCAAGTTGATCTGCGCGGGTTAGCAGAGGCGCTGAACCAACCGCAGGGGCGGTCTTACCTCAAGACATGTTCTGCTGTGCTGGGCGATAGCCGCTGTGCGATCAACACGCAGACCGAAGCCGCTTATGTGGCCGAGGTGGACGTGGACCGTGCCACGGACGGGCAGAGCTTTGATCTGGCGACGCTGGTGCCGTTTCATGCGGAGTGGTTCAAGAACGGGTTCTTGCAGGTCATGACGGGAGCCGCAAAGGGGCTGTCTGCCACGATCAAAGAGGACCGCTTAGTTGGCACCCGTCGCGAGGTACTGTTGTGGCAGCCGCTGGGCATTGCGATCAGTGTGGGCGATCAGCTGCGGCTTGTGGCTGGCTGTGACAAACGGGCCGAAACCTGTCGCGAGAAATTCAGTAACCTCGCCAATTTTCAGGGCTTCCCGCATATTCCGGGTGATGACTGGCTGATGGCTGTGCCGCGCTCTGGTGATGTGAACAACGGAGGGAGCCTGCTGTGAACGATATCGTCGCAGAGGCCCGCAGTTGGATCGGTACGCCTTATGTGCACCAAGCCGCCGTCAAAGGTGTTGCCACCGATTGTCTGGGCATGATCCGTGGGTTGTGGCGCAGTCGCTACGGGGAAGACCCGCAGGACGTGCCCGCATATTCTGCCGATTGGGGAGAGCCGCAACGCGATGAACGTCTGTGGCAAAGCGCCCGTGACCACTTTGACGACGTCAGCGACCAGCCGATGCGCGCCGGACAGGTGATTTTGTTCCGGATGCGTGACGGTTGGGTTGCGAAACACTTGGGCGTGTTGGCAGAGGTGGGCGATGCCCCGACCTTTATCCACGCTTATGCCGGACACGGGGTCACTGAGAGCCCGTTGTCCGCCCCTTGGCAACGGCGCATCGTTGCCCGCTTTGAATTTTTAGAAGGATAA